AGAACGCCTGACGGTAGCTAACAGCTTCGCCAGCATCTACAGCAGGTGCCTGACGTGCTTCGAACTCAGGACGCTTGGAAAGATCAACAGCGTTTGCGGAACGGATCGCAGCGTCTGCTTTTTCCATACGCTCGGCGCGTGCGCCCAGCTTGTCGTGATCTGCCATCATTGCATCGAACTCACGCTCGATTTCAGCAGCGCGGGCTTCTGGTGTTTCGTTGGTAACTTCTGCAAGTTTTGAACGGGCCTCGGTGGCGATGTTCGCCATTTGCTCCCGCAGTGTCTTTGTTTCAGCCATGTCGGCCTCCTACTAAATGCCTTGCCCAAGGGCTGGGGATGAACGGGCCAAACAGCGGGAACCGCCGTTATTCTGCTTCAACCTCAAAATCTTTGCGTTCCCATGCTTGGCAAACGCGTAGATTGTGACAGATGAAATCTAACTTCTCACACCAGCCGCGACCACCGCCGTCAGCATCAAACGCATTCAACGGGATGTCTTCCATCGAGCGCATCATTTCTGGTGTGTTGTTGAAATATTCGCAGTTCGCGCATAAACGCCGACGTGCGTCAGCTTCGTTTACGCTCCAAATTTCGGCCATCTTCGACCAATATTCTGGGTTTGCTTCTGGATCAGATGAAGCCAACTGCGGCCCAAGGTTCCAATTTTCAACTGCGTTTTGCATATTTATATCGCTGATTGATCCAGAAACGATTTCAGGTTCAACAGTTTCAGCCACAAGATATTCGTTGCGACCCTCGATGCCGTTTGCTTTCGCCTTCATGCGCAGCCGACGTGCAGCTTGCGATGCTTGCTCTTGCTCGACCTTCGCGCCAGATGTCGCCTTGCGGTGCGCGTCGAGCGAGCGCAAGCCGATCTCTGTGCCAGAGTAGGCTGGCGTCGTCACGATAGACACGTCAAACAATTCGGCTTCTTCGATCATGCGCTTTGGCATCTTTGACTTTTCGTCCCAAGACTGACGTGTCGGGATAAACGCAAAAGACATCTTGTCGAGATCGCCGCGCTTCATCTTTGGGATGATGCTGCGAACGTCAGGGTCGGAAGCATCGAGCGTGGCCTCCATGTAAAGGCCGTGGTCGTCTTCGCGCAGGGTCAGCGTTCCAGAGCGCGTGCGAGCCAGCGGCAGACCTTCGTGATTGATTAAAAAAACAACGTCATCGCGGCCAACTGCATCTTTGAATGCGCCGCGTTGGATCACTTCTGTAAACATGCCGCCGATGTTAGTTTCTTCGCCAAACACTGCCGCATAGCCAGAGACACGGATTTCGCCAGTGTCTGCTTCACGGATTTCGACGGGAACGCCCATGCGGATTTCTTTTTCAGACATCGGTTTCTCCATCTGGTTGGACCGAAGATAACACATTTTGCGGCTGGCTGCCAAGCGGCACTGTCGCACCTTGGATCAGCAGGTCATCGCCGTTCGCCATTGGCGGCATGTTCTCGATGTCGCGAACTTCATTCGGCGTGCGGATCGCGTTCTGAATGGATGTCGCGTGTGCTTCCATGCGGGTCTTCAAGTCGCCGCGCAGCAGGCCATCGACGTTGAACTCAACGTAGAAGTCAGACCCACGGCCAAAGAACTTCATGTTGATCTCTTGCTCGAATTGCTCAACCCAGCGCTTGACGCAGTGCTTCACAAAGTGCAAATCCTGTTGCTCGGTATTGCTGAACGTGCCGTGCGTCAAATCCTGCAAAAACACGGGCGGCAAGCTGTAAATGCGGGCAATCTGTTCGATGCTGAACCGCTGCAATTCAATCAACTGCATGTTCTCAGGCGAAAGGCCAATGGTCTTCAGTTCGTGACCGAGCGGCAGCGCCATGATCGGTCGGCCTTCTTTTGCCAGCTTCATGGTTGCGTTGGCAATGTCTTCGGACGCACGGTTTGCCGCCGCGCCAGATTGGAACGGGCCTTGCAAAACAGCAGGCGGGATGCCGCCAGACTGGAAAGCCTTTGACCCGTAACGGCTCGCTGCGATCGCCATGCCGATGGCGTCTCGGTTCGTGGCGATCGGCCCACGATGGTTGACCATATCGTTCTTTAACATGAACGGAATGTCGATCACATCGTTGGCTGTGTATATACGGGAGCCGACGCGGTATTGCTTGCGTCCATCCATCAGCATTTCGACGCGGACCTTGCTCGGATCAAGAGCCCAGATGTTCTTGATCTCGCCAGTCGATGATCGCTCGATGTAGCTAACGCTGCGGCCACCAGTCAGAACTTGCTCAAATGAGAACTTGCGCCATTCAAAAGATGACATGCCCTCGTTTACAGCGTCGTGAAGCAGAACCGACAAGCCGTTGCTGACCTTATCGCGGCCAGCGTCCGTCTTGCGATAAACGTTGAGCGGCAAGCCAGCAATCGTGCCAGAGATAAAGTTGACCGCCGCCCAGATGGCTGGAACGCCGAGGGCGGTGTCGGTCGTGACTGTGACGCCAGAGGATGAACCAAGGTCGCCCCAGCCCATGACCTGCATAAAGTCGCTCGCAGAGACTGGAGCGTTCGGGTTTTCGAAATTGCGGTTTTCCGTTTTTCGAAAGCGGTCAAATAGGCCCATAAGTTTTTATCCACGCGCATGGTTTGTGGCAAAATAGCATATCACGAAGCCAGTGTAAACGCAGGGTCGTCCCATGGACTGACAGCCATTGCCTCGTCGTCTTGCGACTCGACACCCAGAGCCATCGCCAGCGCAACCAAGCCGTCGATCTTGCCGCTGGCCTTGCTCTTGTCCAGCTTGCGGTTGCCAGCAGGGTCTCGCGTCGCAATGGCATTGGCTGCGCACATGTTCATGATCGGGTTGCTTCCATGACGCAGCTTTCGCTCCGCTACCAAGCGCTCCAACTTATCGACAGCGGGAGCCATGTCCTTGAAGCCCTGACCGAAAGAAGCCATCTGCACCTGCGCCCCGATGCCGTCCAGTTCGCGCTTGAAGTCGTTGATCCGCCAACGGTCATAAGCCAGCATCGTGATGCTGTGTTCTTCGTCAGCCTCCGCGACCTCGCGTGCGATGACTTCGGGAATGATGACAGGGCCGTCGATCAACGTCAGAAAGCCCTGATCCGCCCAAGTGTCATATGGCACTTTCTCCAGCTTTGACTTTTCTCGCAGCCCTGCCGCTGGCAGGAAGAACTTTGGCACGACGTGATAGATGCCATCGGTTTTAAACACCCGCACAAACGCTGTAAGGTCGCGGCTTGCCGATAGGTCAAGACCAGCATAACAGATCGAACTTGCGTCAAAGTCAGGCACTTCGCTGTTTGCCATCCATTCGCTGCGGTTCAGCAATGGCGACGTGCCTTCAACCCGCTGGTTTAGATATAGCCATCGGAAGCTGGCTTCCTTGGCTGGCAATCGAGCGGCTTGGTTTGCGAAATCCTCAACATCGGTCAGGCTGCGGAACTCGCCGATGGCTGGGTTGGCGTCTTTCCACGCCTTGCGATCCATCACGTCGCAATCCTTTTCCGCCGTATATACATGGCTCACGATCCGCTTGTCTTTTGCGTTCTTCGCATCGTCCAGCCAGATGCTAAACAGATCGCCATCGGTCGCGGCCTGCGTGCTGATCGCAATCAAGAGCGGGTCGTCGTGCGCCCCTTGGGCCGTCTCGATGGCCTCGATGAACGCATCCTGCTGCCCCTTGACCTGCCCGACTTCATCGAGGATCGCCAACACTGGCGACAGGCCGTGCGCCGTTCCCGCCTCCGCGCTGATCGCTTTATATTCGACATTCATCGGCAAGCCGATCAGTGACTTCTGCGACGGCACGATCCGCACGATCTGCGAAAGGCGAGGAGAAAGTCGCACCATTTTCTCGGCAAGTTTAAAAACCAAGCTGGCCTGATCGCGGGATCGAGCGCCAGAAATGATTTGCGAGTTGATCCGCGCCTCTGGGCCGACGAGGTGAGCGAGCAAAATGCCAGAGATCAAAGCCGACTTGCCGTTCTTCCTGCCGACCGAAAGATATGCTCGGCTTGTCCCTTTCGGGTTGTCGTAAATATCGCAGATGAACTTCTTTTGAAATGCCATAAGCACAAGCGGCTTGCCGACCAGCTTGCCTTCTGGAACTGGGCAGAATGCTTCGATGAACTGGCAGACCTTTTCGCCTCTGGTCATTTTGGCATCGCAATCAGACCATCGTCGGCCAGCATATCAATCACGCTTTTGTTTTTGCCAACGGCTTTGCCAGTCGCGTTCAAAGTTCTTGGATCGCTGGCCGTCTGGTTAAGCGACATCGAACGGATGATCGCCATCTGCCGCCGCTCGATTGTATCGATGATCGAGATGAACGGATTTGGAATTTGCGTGCCTCTCGTATTCTCAACGATCCAGCCCTCATTTTCGATTGAGGTTTGATGTCTGCGGATGTCCGCTTCCATCCGAACGACCTTGGCAAGCAAAATCAAATCCATGTCGCGCCAGTCCTCGCGTGCGCGTGCGC